ACTGGCGATATGTCTGGTGCTTCTGGTGCTGATTTCAAGGTACAGCCCTATTTTAATGTTAGCAAGGCTGTGTCTGCCAATAATACCGGAACGGGCACGATGCTGATCGATTACGTCCGCATCTTTCAGAATCGTTCATAATTCACACTTTCCAACGGGCGGGGCTACTCCCCCTGAAAAGTACCCCGTCCGTTTCCCCTCTATAAAAAGGATATAAAACATGGCTGGATCAGCAATGACCTTCACGGAAACCCGGCACGGTTCCGTCAAAAAGATAAAATGCGCATGGACATCCGATAGTGCAACCGGAGCGGTAAGCGGCACAACTACCTATGGTTACAGCGGCCGGATTATCGGAGCGATTACAGTTCCGGACGGTGTTGCCGCCCCTGATGACAATTATGATATTGCCGTGACTGATTCTGATGGTGTCGATCTGGCCTTAGGAGCATTGGCGGACAGAGACACAGCTAACACGGAATTTGTTGCAGAGGCTTCAATGGCCGGGATCGCAAGCGGAGTGTTGACGGTAAGTGTAACCAGTGCAGGTAACAGTAAGAAAGGGACACTGTATCTCTTTATCAGATAGCGCGGGCGGGGATGTTACAGCATCCCCTTAACCGATAAGGGTTAAATCGGCTGCCCGCTTCGGTAGTCATAGCACAAAGGGTTAGGCAATGGCAAACGGATTTCTCGTTATTGATGAAAAGGCTTGGGATAAAACCGAGCCGGAGAATAGGGATAAACTGATCTTTCTCACCTTGCAGGCCATTGACGGGCGGCTTTGTAAACTGGAAAAGGCCGGATTCTACCATAAAACATGCGCCACCATCGGCGGCTTGATCGGTGGTGCACTGGCGGCAATCGGAATCAAACTCGCTTCATGAGGATACCGACATTCCGATTCCCCGGCAATATCACCCTCTATAATCTCGGAGACGTTCATCGGGGAGATAGGAATTGCAACGTGGATTTGTGGCGCCGGATCGTCAAGGCGATCCAGGAAGATGAAACCGCATACTGGGTATCCACCGGCGATTTGCTCAATGTGGCCCTCAAAACGTCTTTATCCGACCCGGCTAAGTCAATGAGTCTTGAAGAGGAATTTAACGCCCTGTGTGGCGAATTAGAGCCGATTAAGGGCAGGTGCTTGGGGATTGTGGGCAGTAATCACCACCACCGGGTACAGAAGGCAATCGGCATGGATTTGGACGGGATTATCAGCCGGGAACTGGACATCCCTTATTACGGTCCATTGAGAGTACTCAATATCATCTGTGACCGGTGCAGTTATGTCACCATCCTTCATCATGGCGTGGGCGGCGGGAAAAAGAGAGGCGGGGCGGTGAACAATCTCGATGAATTGGGAGACGTCATCGGCGGGGCTGATCTCTACCTTGAAGGACACACCCACAAGTTCACCACGCATCAAAACCTCGTGCCCTATCTGGACCGGAAGCGCAACATCTTGAACTACCATACCGCCCATTTCGTCACCACAGGCCATTTTCTGAATTGGGAGAAATCATATGCGCAGGATTTTAAACTCCGTCCACAGCCTCAAGGGGCGGCAAAAATGAACCTTTATGCCTCAGAGTGTGGACGTTCGGAAATAAAGAAAATATCCGTGGAGTTATTCAACTAATGGGAAAGTGGCTACAGCAACATGGTCATATACAACAAGCCGAAGGGGGGAAAGAAATAGCATATGAGCCTTGAACGGATTTGTGGACTATCGGCAGAACAAGCACTTGCTCTGTATCTCTATGCGAAGGTACGGGACAAGGAATTTCAAGGTCTTGAGCGGTCAAGCGTGATGTTTGTCATCAACACGGCTCACCCGCACTCTCCCCGGATGAATGACATTGCCGGTGATTTTGACCGCTATGTCGGAAAAGATAACCTGCTTGCAGAATGCTACGATACGGCGCGGGAAGCGATTTATGGTGAAAGATGAAGCCTTTTGATTATGCTTTTGAACAAACCCTCACGATGGAGGGCGGATACAGCGACGATCCGGTTGACCGGGGCGGGAAAACAAAATGGGGCATTACAGAAAAGACGCTCAATAATGCTTACCTGGCAGGAATCGTAAGCACATGGGATATTTCTGAGCTTAAGTTGGAAGAGGCGCAGCTAATCTATAAGGCGTTTTATTGGAATCCCTTGAATCTGGACGCGGTTCTGACGCCGTCAATCGCCGCGGAAATCTTTGATACTGCGGTCAATATGGGAAAAACGGCAGCTGTCAAGATTGTCCAGGAATCCCTCAATTATCTGGGGGAATCCCTGAAAGTGGACGGCATCATGGGCAATAAAACGATAGGAGCAATTAACAAATGGTGCACCCGCGATGTCCGCGCCTTATTCATCTGCCTGAACGGGTTCCAGTTCCACCGTTATGTGCAAATCGTCGAAAATAACGCGACTCAAAAACGATTCGCCCGTGGATGGACAAAGCGGATACAGATATACCGGGAGGCTTAACGGGACAGAATGACATGAACAAGTTCCTTTTAATAATCGCTTTTATCTGTCTTTCCGGCTGTTGTGTGACCCATAACACCCAGACAGGGAAAACGAAAATAGAGCCGATGCACATTTCGAAAGTCAAGGTCAAGGCGGAGATGGAAGTCAAGGGAACGGATGATTTAACAGACCGGATTTATATTGGGTCCAACTTTTTCAAGGTAAAGTTTTAAGGAGTGGTCATGTTTGTTACAATAGCGAACTTTTTCAAGCGGCTTTTTGGGGCCGGGGAATCAGCAGAAGCGAAAGTCAAACGTCTTGCCTATGCCTCTGGTATCCTGGTTGCGGCAAATAATCCGGCCTATGTTGCCCTGGCCACCGTGGGACTGAAGGAAATTGAAACGGCGATTAGTGATGGAGGCAGCAAAGAGGCGGTTAATTCTCTGTTCAAGAGGGCTATGGGGCATATTCTCAAGATAACGGAGAAACCGGCAGAAAAAGCGGCAATCGCTGCGCTTTTCAGTGAAATGAGCTTTTCACCGGATACTGAAATTACGCCTTCTATTGAAATTCCGATTATCAAATCAGCAGTGACGGGCTTTTTGGAGGGAATGACATTATGAAAAGTTTGCTTATTGCTGCATTGGTTCTGCTGTTTGCGGCTACGGCACATGCCACGCCTTATCTGGTTTGCGATCCACAGGAAGGCGTGACGGGCTATGAGATTGTTGACAATGGCAACCCGGCTATCACGATTGACGCTCAAGCTGACGGCTCATTGCGATACGACCTTGCGGAGATTGCAAAAGGGGAGCACTCCTATGCGGTGAAGGCCTGCAACATGTGGGGATGCTCTGAATCGTCCGGAATCGTGATTATCAAGACCGTGCCGGTTGCCCCGGTACTCAAGATCGAGATTGAGAAATAATGACCCGTATTTTGTCCAACCTCGAAACGGAGGCCATAGACGATGCAAGATATGTCCGATTGCTCTCCCCCTTCATCTTTGAATCCGACACCCTGCGACAGGCCGGGTTGCGCTCCCTGGTCGAAGTTCCGGCGGGTTTTGTCTGCGATTTCGAGTCGGTTCCACTTTTCCGTGGAACGTCCAAAAGGGGAGGAACGGCGCACGACTATCTCAGCCGATATGATTCGGTCCCGGTGGTAGACAAGGCAACGGCGGCAAAAGTTTATCTGGAAATCATGGCTTATCGGGACGGGTTGATGGAAAACGATAGTTTACCATTAAAAAGTTGGCGGTTCATCCGCCGGTGGGGGAAGTATGGCGTGGTCAGAGTTTGGCCTAAGTATTTTCATCGCCTTCCTGTTATGGCTGATTATGAGGACGTGGTGAGGGCGGCATGATCGAAGGGGATATTATCCTGCGTGAGTTTGTCACAAAGAATCTGGACTGCATCATCATTGCCTTTTATTTCCTTCAGGGCTTGTTTCCGCATAGCAGGGTGTTAGCGGCATTGAAAGAGGGATTTTCGCAGGTGATTAATAAGGCCAGGGGGAAGAAATGAACGCTGTTATCTATGCCGCGCCGACAATCGAGCCGATCAGTCTGTCGGAGTTGCTTTTGCACCTCCGTTATGAGTCATCCGACATTGCCGGATCATTGACGACCACACAGAGCATTCTTCCCGGTTCCCATGTCATTGCTGATAACTACACCACCCACACCGGCGCGTCTGTTGAAGTGATCGGCAAGACGGCCATTGTTAACCTAAATGCTGGGACGGTCGGGTCTGGCGGCAAGGTTGATGCAAAAATACAGGAATCAAACGATGGTGCCACATGGACAGATTGGACAGGCGGAGCATTTACGCAAGTCACAGCGGCAAACGACAATGCCATTCAGGAAAAGGAATACACCGGGACATATCAATATATCCGGGTAGTTGCCAAGGTGACCGTCGCGGCTTGTGAATTTGGAGTGGACATTATCACTGTCTCGCAGGAATCCATTGAGGGTGATTTGCTCAACGACCTAATAACCACGGCCAGAGAGCATGTCGAGGACATCACGCGCCGCGCCCTGTTGACCCAGACATGGGATTACTACCTCAATGATTGGCCATCTGGAAACGCAATCATCTTACCTTTCGGCAATCTCGCCAGCGTGACAAGCATCTCTTATAAGGATACCGACGGAACAGAAACGACGTTGACGGAAACCACGGATTATCTCGTGGAAACAAATGGCGAAGGGTTTGGGCGGATTGTCCTGCCCTATGGCGAAAGCTGGCCATCGGATGTGCTCTATCCGTCAAACCCGATCAAGATCAGGTTCGTTTGTGGCTGGACGGCGGCATCATCTATTCCGGCGAAGATCAGGACGGCGATAAAGATGATTGCGGCTGACCTGTACGAAAACAGGGAATCTCAATCCAACGTGACCTTTCAGGAGAACGTGACCGTTCAAAGGCTTCTGGCAAGCTCAAGACTTTTTGGAGAGTTTTAATGAGGGCAGGGAGACTGGATAGACGAATAACCTTGCAGCGGCGGACGCTTGCGGAGAATGACTATGGCGAGGCGATTGAGACATGGGCCGATCTCGCAACCGTATGGGCGGAGATGCTGCCCGTAAGAGGCGCGGAAAGATACGCAGCACAACAGACTGTCGTGGAAACGGAAATCAAGTGGCGTATCCGCTGGCGACCTAATCTAACCCCAATTGACCGATTGACCTATGATGGCCGGACGTATGACGTGAACGGCGTTCTGGAAATCGGGCGGCGGATTGGGCTTGAACTCTACACAAAGGCGAGGGCGGAATAATGGCAACCAGGGCGCAATCTAAAGGCTTTGGGTTCGAGCTTACGGGAGTGAAAGAACTGACCCGCCTACTGGATCAGTTGCCCACTGTCGCCATGAGAAAGACAGTTCTCCGCAATGCTCTGAAGAAAGCCGGACAGCCTATCGTAGATGCAGCAAAGGCCACAGTGCCTACTGACAGCGGCAACCTAAGAGATTCACTTCAGGTATCCACAAGGCTGAAAGACTCACAGAAGAAGGGCAAGGGGTTCGATAAAGATGTTGTGACGGTCTATGTGGGAAGCTCTGCGCCGCATGCGCATCTGATTGAATTTGGAACCGTGGAGAGGAAGCTTGACATTCCACGACTTGCAAAACTCAAGGGCAGATTTGCCATTATCAAGACTACCGGATTTGTTTCACCAACGCCCTTCCTGCGTAATGCTTGGGAATCCATGAAGGGAACAGCCCTGAAAATATTTGCCGAAGAGATGAAGAACGAACTTTATAAGTCAGCACGAAGGCTGGCAAAACGGGCAGAATCCGGCAAGCTGACAAAAACGCAGATCAAGGGATTGAGCAAATGATAGGGAAGGCGATACGGCAAATCTTGATAGCAGATTCAATTGTTGCAGCAATTACGACGCGCTGTTATCCGTCAACCTTGCCACAAGACCCGGTTTATCCGCTTATCCTTTATATGCGTGTTACGGGCCCTCGTGAGCATTCCCTTCAAGGGGCTGTTGGCATGGCAACGCCGCGTTTTCAAGTTGAGGCATGGGCAGAAACTTATGCAGCGGCAAAGGCACTGGCTGCGGCAATCCGGGGAGCACTGGACAATTATCGAGGCACGGCCGCATCGGTTCGTATCGGTTCGTGCCTGATAATCGGCGAATGGGATACATATGAGCCGGAGGTGAACTGCCACCGGATCATTATGGATTTTTCAATTATTCACGATGAAACATAAGGAGAAAATGAATCATGGCTATTGAATCACAAGGCACAAAAATAGAAATGGCAAGCGGAACAGGCGGCGCGGAGACAATCACAGTAATGACGTTATCGAATCCAACTATCTTAACCGCTGTTGCCCATTCATTGGTCAACGGCGATATCGTCACCCTGTCGAACTTCGCTGGCGACGACGCAGCGGACATTAACGGTCAGGTCTGTGTCGTAAGCAATGTCACCACGGATACCTTCGCCGTTAATTTCGATTCTACAGGGAAAACGATCACGGACAACACCGACGCGGCATTAGCCACCCCTGTAGCATGGACGGAAATCGGTGAAGTGACGGACTTTTCCGGCCCGGACGGAACGGCATCGGAAATCGACACAACCCACCTTCAGTCAACAGCAAAAGAGTTTTTAATGGGCCTTCCCGATGAAGGGAACTTTACCCTGTCGATCAACTGGGAACCCTCCGACACCGGCCAGGCTGCGGCTATCGCGGCAAGGAAGGCAAGGGCGGAAAAGAATTTCAAGGTCACGTATTCTGATGGCAGCACGGCTACCTTTAAGGGCTATATCCTCGGCCTTTCCTCTTCCGGCGCGGTTGACGGCAAAATTGACGGCTCAATCACCATCAGGATCACTGATGAGGTAACGTGGGCGTAATTTTATGAATCCAGTTACAGGTGAAAAAATCATAGCCATTAACGGACAGGATTACACGCTGCGTTTTACGTGGCGTGCCCTGTCCGAAATAGAGACGAAACACGGCGAAAGTCCCAATCTGTTCGATCCTGCAATCGTGGCCCATGTCGCCTCCTGTGGATTGCGGGATAGACACCCGGAAATGACACCGGATCGGATCATGGACTTATCACCCCCTCTTGCTCCTTTTGTCCGTGATGTTCAACAGGCGATGCAATGGGCGTATTTCGGCCCGGAAGCATTGCCGAAAGAGCAGACAGGAGAGGCGAAGGGCGTAAAAAAAAACAATCCACATGGGCTGTGGCAGCGTTTCGTAGCGCAGTTTCACAAGGCCTTTCACCGTCAGAGTTTTGGAATTTAACCCCATACCTGACCCGCCACGCCATAGTCGCCCTCGCCGATTATCAGGCAACCGGGGCATGGCTCACGGCGAATTTCACCCGTGCCAAGAAGATGCCGGAACTAAAGCAGATTTTGAGCAAGCAGACACCGGACAAGGCTGAAGTCAGCAAGAGCCTGAAAGCCGCAATGATGCAAATAGGGAAGAGGAAATAAGATAATATGGCGGAGCCTATTGGTGCACTCAGGGCAGAGATGTCAGCCGGTCATGCCCAATTCGCAGCAGACATGAAAAAGGCGAAGGATGCCGTTGTGTCCAATGCACAGGGCATGGAAAAGGGCATGAATCAGGCGAAACGCTCCTTTGATACCAGCACGAAAAGCCTGCTTGATTTCCGCGTCAAGGCACTCGCGGCGGCGACGGTGTCGGCCCTGCTTGTTCGCAGCGTCATCAAAATTGCCGATGAATACACGCTATTGGACAATAAGCTGAAACTTGTCACAAAATCGGCGGAAAATCTTGAAGCTGTGCAAGAAGGGCTTTACCAGCAGGCGTTACGCTCTCACAGTTCCTATGCTGCATCTGTTGATCTATATTCCCGATTTGCCAGGGCAACAGAAACGCTCGGAGTCAGTCAGGCGGAACTGTTACGGATCACGGAAACCATCAACAAGGCCTTTATCGTTTCCGGCGCAACGCAAGAGGAAGCATCGAACGCCACTATTCAGCTATCACAAGGCATGGCCTCCGGCGTTCTGCGTGGCGAAGAATTCAACTCCATCATGGAGCAAGGCTCGCGGATTGCCAAGATGCTCGCTGACTATCTCAAAACGGATGTTGGCGGGCTCAGGACTATGGCGAAAGAGGGAAAGATTACCTCCGAAATCATGGTTAAGGCCTTTGCCGCATCAGCGGGGAAGATCGATGATGAGTTCGGCAAGATGCAGCCGACGATTCAACAGGCGATGACCGATCTCAAGACCGTGTTTGGGCGACTTGTCAGCGATACCAACAAAGGCGCAGAGGGCACAAAGTCCGTCGCTGAAGAGATTGCCAAACTCGCAGCTACCATCGACCAGAACCGTTCCGGCATTATTGAGCTTTTCACACAGATTATTTCCCTGGCCACCAAAGCCACCAAAGCAATCGGCAATATCGGGCAGTCAATTCAAGGTTGGGCGGCTGTCAAATCGGGGCGACTGTCGTTCTTTGAGTTCGCCGCGATGAATGCCGAAGAGCTTAACGGCTGGCTGAAAAAGAACAACACTGAAGCCGCCGTAACGCAACACATACAAGATCAGATCATTGCCAAAAAGCGGAAGATTGTCGAGCTTGAAATGGCGATGAGCGTCCCCGGTTCATCGTCGGCCTATTATCAGCGTCAGGTTGATAATCTGAAAGGCGAAATCTCCGGACTTGAAAAAGACCTTGCCAAACGCCATGCGGATGCCAATGCCCCGGTTGTTGCTGCTAAAGGCACAGGCAAGCCTGCCCCCGCTCCCGGCAAAACGACAGGCACAAAGTCCGCCCGTGCTGGCAAATCGGCTGGTGATGTTATTGCCTCCATGCAGAAGGAACTTGACCTGTCCGGCGCACTCACCAACGTTGAAAAGGTGCGGTGGGAAATCAGCAAGGGTGAATACAAGGGATTTACGGCACGGCAGAAAGAAAAGATCATCCTGCTTGCCAAAGAGATCGACCTGCTCGCCAGCGGGAAGCTCGGCGCTGAGGCGTCGGAGGGGATGCAGAAGGAGCTTGACCTGATCCGGGCGACCACTGAGGAAGAAAAGGTAAAATGGGAAACGGAAAAGGGGGTTTATAAAGACCTTGCCCCGGCGATGAAAGAAAGGCTCATTGCACTGGCAAAACAGTTGGATACGACCCGCGCCCTGATTGAAGAGGAAGAAAAGCACAAGGATAATAAACAGGCTATTCAAGCCGATATTGATGTCCTGAAAGAACAGGCTGCCACCTTCGGCATGACGGCAACCGAGATTGATTTGTACCGCCTGAAATTACAGGGGGCGACTGATGAACAGCTTGCCAATGCAGCCGCGACCCTTGAAGATATTGACCTGAAGCGAGAAACGAAGGAAATTCTTGAAGATTTAAGAACCCCGATGGATGAATACAATGCCACAGTGGAGACATTAAACCGACTGCTGGCAAAAGGCCGGATCACACAGGAGCAATACAATAAGTCCTTAGAGAATGCCGGTAAAAAGTTGGATGATGCACTGAATAAAAATCAGGATGCCCTAAAAGAATTGCAGCAGTCAATCGAGGGGTGGGGAAGGGAATCGGCGGATGTGCTTGTCGATTGGGCGTTAACAGGCAAAAATTCATTTTCCGATTTTGCGGATAGCGTAATCAAAGATATCATGCGAATGATCCTCTATCAAACCCTACTCAAGCCCCTGTTCGGCGGCATAAGTGGGTGGGCCGGAGGGTTGCTATCGTTCGGCGGAGGCAGAGCTTCAGGCGGCCCGGTATCCCCCGGCACAATGTATGAAGTCAACGAGCGCGGCTTGCCGGAACTGCTCAACATCGGCAATCGGCAATTCTTGATGATGGCAGGGCAGGGCGGAAATGTGACCCCCACGGATGACGGTGGTTCTGTCGGGAATAGCCTATCTATCAGTGTTCCGGTGACAGTGGACGGTAAAAATCGTATGGCCTCAGATATGCGAAGTGAGATTGAAGAGGCGGTTATGAGAGTTTTACGGAGGCATTCCTGATGAATTTGACGGACGGCACTACCAGTTATGATTTTGTGTTATTGCCGGGAAAAATGACGATGATCCGCCCTGACAAAACAAATTCATCCAAACTCACCTTTGAGGATGTGGCTTATTACTCTTGGGGGGTATCGATTATCGGCAAGGAAATAGTTTTGAAGTGGAATGCCTGCCCTGCATCCCAATTCGCGCAATTTGATACATTTTATGCTGCGGATGCGCCACTTATTTTTGACCCAACATTGACGGCGGTTCCAGCGGATACTGCCTATAACGTCGAAATAAAATCTCTTGATGGTGATTATCTCTTTGGTGGCTACGACACCGGCGCAGGATCATGGAGGGAAAATGTAACGATGACGCTCTTGATACTCAGTGAGGTTGCTTAATGATAACCCTTGACGCTGCATTAGCAGCCGCACAAGATAGCCAATCCCGAAAGCCGCTCTGCAAGATTCTCTCTCTGGAAAACGTCGATCCGATTCCTTTTGACGGCGAACTTCTCAGTACAGGCACAGTCAACGAGCAATATCCACAGGCGCGGGTTCATTCCACGGGGCGGTTGTTCGTGGCTTTCATGGTGGATAATGGGACTACCGATATTCTCCGCTATGGCTACACGGATGCAGACCGAACCTATTTCACTTATGTGGATTTTACCCTTACCAATGGGCGCACCGGCGGCGAGGTGACGTTCTGCGAGATGGCGGATTCTTACGTGGGCCTGATCTGGGCGGAGACCTACGGCGGCACGCGAACGGTAAAATATCGTAAGATCACCGTGACGGGGGTTGACGCTGATCCGGCTGTCACGGGAACGATCCTGACCAACAACACAGCGGATTTCTTCACCGGCCCGACGGTGGCAACCCTGGCCGATAACAGCTATATCATGGTTTATGGGGTGCAGGACGGTGATGACCACTATCATTTATATTACCGCACCAGTTCCGATTTCTTGACCTGGGCGGCGGCGACGGAAGTGGATCTGTCCACGCTGACGGATGCAAACCGCAAGGCGAACCCGGCCCTGCTTGTCCTGTCTGACGGCGATGTCTGGCTGCTGTTTGATTACGTGGAGACTACCGGGCCGAATGGTGAGGAACTGACCAATATCTATTATGTTTCGTCTTCCGACAAACTAAGCACCAACTCCACGGCGGCGGCCCTGACCGCCTACACGGAATACGGGGAAGTGGCGGAACATCCGGCGGCGGCGCAATCGGCGGCGGGAACGGTCTATCTGGCCTTTGACCGGCTGATTTCCTCGCTGAAAATGGACAAGGACTCCACGGGCTGGACGGGGGCGAAATCGGTCATCTCCAACATGCACATGGACGCGACCAACCAGAAACTTTATGTCGTTTCGTCCAACACGGGCAGCGGGGGAAAAGTTCTGTATTGCGTCGCCAAAATCGACGTGGCGACATGGTCGATAGACAAGTGCTGGACAACATCAAGCAGTCCGCCGTTCCCGGAATATTTCAGCAACACCGGCGGTACATGGTGGGATTCATATCATGGTGACGGGCATTATGTCCCTGTCGGCCATCAAAACGGGGTAATCAGTGTCCTGAACGGGACTACGGACACCATCACGACTTACGCTTTTTATGACTTTTCCGCCTACGGAATAGCCAAAAATGTTACCTGGACACCGACAGCCTCCGGTACAATGCAGATTGCAAAAGTCTGGATTGATGCGGCCACAGACCGGATGTATGTGGCTCTGGCGAGAACATATCTCTACGATAGATGTTTGCAGATAGGGTGGATTGATCTGACTGCAGCAGGGCCGGAATATACATTCACAACTATCGTTTCGAGCGTAAATACTATTGGGGGATCAGTATTAGGGAATCTGCTGAACGGATCTGGCTGGATGGAAATAAATCCTGACGCCGGATTGATTATTGTTAGTATGCCTGGATTTGAAATATTGTCCGTTGAAGGCGAGCTGCATATCTACGACCTGACCACCGGCGGCCTGTGGAAGAAATACACAACAACCCTCAATCCAACGTTCCCGAAATGGGGATTGCGGCGTTTTGTTTGGAATAATGGGGTGATCGTAGGGAGTTTTGAATACGAGAATCTCTACGGGCAGGGAGATTATCGTGGCCTGTGCATTATTGATACCTCTACGGATATTATCACCTACAACCGGCCGCCGTGGGCATCTGTAAATGATTACGGTTTCGGCGACATCTGCCTGACGGATGAGGGCGAGTATCTCATTGCCGCTAACGGCTATGGCATAACGCTGTTCGACGGGACATCATGGACGCTTTACGACAACGACGCCCTCCCCGGCCTGACATCTTCCGACGAGGAAGATTTCATGAATCCCGTCGTTTATAATCCGACAACCCGGATGGTCATCGCCGGTCACGGCGACGCCTACACGTCCGGCTGGTCTGGCCTGGTCATGTTTTCCCGCGACGGCTACATCCGGCAGAGCAATTACACCATCGGCACGGAGGGGGAATCCTCGTGGTCATGGAGTACGATTGACAACCTTGTGCGCGGGTACACGGACTATGCCGCGTCGCTGTGTTTCGACCCTGACGACGGCAGCCTGTACGCCTTCTGGACAAACCAGACCGGCACGGAGTTATCGACCAAATGGGACAAAGCCCTGCCTTCTCTCGATCTGTCCAGCTACCTGTTGCGGGGCGAGGCGGTGGAACGGTCAGCGGCCATTGACCCGACGACGGCCAACTGGGACGCAGGGTTGAGCTTCGCCTGTTCTCACGGCCATCTGTTCGATACTTCCAACGGATTGAGCCTGTATCGCACCTATCTTGCTAAAGGGCGGAAAATTCAACAGCAATTCGGGGAGAACATCGGCGGGACGGAATACTGGGAACCGGCGCGGGTGTTCACGATTTCCGACGACGGCGAACTGGATTACCGGCGCGGCGATTATCCGGTCATCCGGGTGGAGGCGGAAACTCCCCGGCGCCGGTGGGCGCAAATTCATATTATCGCCTCAGAATACTACCAGACCACGCCGGAACTGATTATCTCCGATCTGCTCCAAACATATGCCGGAATTGACGTTGCGGATATCTCCCTCGGCACCTGGGACAACAGCGCAACGGTTGAGTATCAATTCGTCGATGTCTCTCTGGCCGATGCTGTAGATCTGATTGCCTTGCATTTCGGCTATGCAATCCGTGACGGGGCAACGGGAACCATCGAGGCGGTAAAGATCACCGATGCAGGAACCATCACCAGGACATATAGCGACAACACGAAACTGTTCAAGGCCAGTCCCCGGAGCCGGTTTTCCTCGTTTATTAATCGTTGGATTGTCCAGTGCGAGGAACGGACATTTACGGAACTATTAATGGCCGAAGAACTCGCGGCGGAACTGAATGCCTCACACCGCTGGAATACGGGAGAAAAAACGTACCGGGTGAATTACACGCAGGGAAGCAAAATATACCGGAACCCGCGCCTGGAGGTTTTAGAAAGCGTGACCGCGCTGGCTTTCAAACTCGCCGGCGGGTGCTCGGAGACATTGCTGGACAACAGCCACGACGAGGCGGATCAGACTCTTTGGGATACCTTTTGCGAGATTCAGGTTGATTCGCCTGATCTGACCCCGGCGTTTGTGGCGGCTCTTGCTGCTCTGGTCGGGTCGTTCTGGTTGCCTGATTATGCTCCGACAACAGGAGGACCTACCTATCCCATCGGGAAATATGTTGCTCTGGTGGCGATTTATCTTGCCCTGACAATCCTCGGATCAACTGGAAACTTCCATTACCGCGTCTATGGCCAGCCAGTCGTCAAGGTGCGCCGCACAGTGCAGGCAACGGCAGACGATACGGATTCTCAGGTAAGTATGGGACAGATCATCACTGACACCTACACGGATGCCATTTGTGGCAGCGCGGCGGAAGCTCAGGCGATTGCCGATTACCGGAAGATGGTCGCCATGTGCGAAAGGAAACGATGGAGCGCGGAGATGGTCGCCGATCTGAATAATGAGGAAGGGGATACGGTTTCCGTGGTTCATCCATTCAGTTCTCAGGCTGTCAAGGTGTTCTTGACTGACCTGAAAACAACCTACCTTATGCCGGAAATCGGCAGCGATGACGGTTATTTTCAACAGACGTTTGAGGGGTGGCGGATATGAGCAGGAAGTTTATAAGGGATGGGATGCAGCGGCAGGCGAACTACACGCCGCGTCCGTTCAATGCCCAGGTGTATGACATTCCGAGTACGGAATATTGCCGGGTGTTGGTGCAAGGTTCCGTCAATCCGGTGGTGGCTTGGTTTAGTCGGAACACGCATCACCGGCCAGGGGAGCTGAAGATCGGCAATGCCGTTTTGTGTCAGTATAAACTCGGCAGCCGGGGGCAGATTGAAGTCATTGGGAACGGGACGGTGATCCCGACGCCCATAGCCGGACAGCCTGCGGTGGTCATCCCTACCGGCCCGGACGCAATTTTAACAGGGTTGCAAGTGCTCGCAATCCCCGAAATATAAGGAGAAATAAATAATGGCAAATAGCGTGGTTGTCCATACGGAGATTTTAACGGATGCCCTGGATCGTGTGCAATATTACGATTGTTACCTGAAATTGTTTGCAACCAATGTCACACCCACGGCGGCGATGGTTCCCGGTGATTTCACTGAGGCGGCTGGCGGGGGATATGCCCACAAGCGGATCAAGGGGTCATACACGGCGGCGGCCAGCCAGATCGAGGGGCTGTCAAGAGCTGCGGCCTGTGTCGTCACATGGACTGGACATAAATTGACGACCGGCGACAAGGTGACGTTTGCCGATATTACGCAGGCGGACTGGACGGCTCTTAACGCAGAACATACCATCACCTACATCGATGCAAATTCTTTTAGCATTGCCGTGGACACCTCCGGCTATGCTGGCGATTATGTCCCTGGAACCGACGCGGGAACGATTGTGGAATCGACGGCCTGCGCATGGACGGAAGAATATGCCAACACACCGCCGGATATTATTCTGGCCGAGCAAACATTCACCTTCACCGGCGAACTGACCACCAATGACACGGTTTATGGTTGGTATCTCGTTACGCAAGACCTTTCGAAAGTCAGGGCGGCAAAGCTCCTTGACACCCCATTCACTCCGGCCAGTGGCGGTGGAACGCTGAAATTCACGCCTCGTATTCAGGCTGGCAACGGGACACCGGCATAAGGAGAGCATTATGGCAATTATCTTTATGGATGGTGCAGAAAAGAATAGCTTGGACCAGTGGACTACAGTTTATAACGCTTCTGTTCTTTCTTCTTCCGGGTTGGACATGAGTGGAAGTTATGGTTTTAACTGTACCAATATTACTTGTTATATATTAAAAACTTTATCATCGTCTTATAGTGAACTTTATATTCAATTTCGATGCCGCCCCAATAATTTATCGAATGCTCGTAGCATATTGCAATTACGAGATAGTGCTGGATCGCCAATTGCTTTGCTTATGCGTAATAGCACAACAGGTGTATTGGAACTCCATTTGACTCATGCTGATGGGGCCTTGTTAGCTTCAGGCACGACAGTATTTAACGGCAATCAAACTTACCTTCTGAAAGTATATTATAAACCATTAAATAGTGGGGGTGTTTTTACAGTTTGGATAGATGGAGTTCAAGAGGTAACTTATTCAGGCGACACAACAAACGGTTTGGAAAATGTTAAAACATTAAAATTTGGTTCTGATGATGCAGGACGTTATACTAGTTGGTATTTTGATGACATTGTTGTTTCCACAACTGATATTACTCAAAACCTGAAGATCGCTGGAAAAGCCATCGCCGGAGCAGGCACGACAACTCAATGGGATGCCTCGGCAGGATCAAATTATGAATGCGTGGATGAAATTCCTCCGAGCGGCACAGATTACAACTCTACAAATGTTACCGATGAGATAGATACTTTTGCCCTTGCTGATTGTACGGAAGATATTGGCAGTATTGCGGCGGTGCAGGCCGAGATTAGTGCTCTCTATGAAGGTTCGCCTACCCCCACTCACGTCCAGGCTGTGTTGCGTGTGAACGGGACAAACTATTTTAGTTCCAGTTTCAGCCCTCCATCCTCATTAGGTGCTCCCCATGTGGCGATCTGGGAAACCAACCCCGATGATTCTGCGGCTTGGGAAGAAGCGGACATCAACGCTCTGGAAGTAGGATATAAGGCGGTTGCGTAATGGCTGACTTACAAAAAGTCGCGGCAGTTTACACCCAGTTCGCTTATGAAGAGCCGGGCAAGCTCAAGGTCGCCGAGGTATTCGTCCAGTTCGCTTACGAAGAGCCGGGCAAGCTCAAGGTCGCCGAGGTATTCGTCCAGTTCGCTTACGAAGAATCGTCGGCTACGGAATACGACGACGGCACTCCATCCGGCGGCATCGTTTTCGGCGGGCAGGTGGTTGAAGTCGGCTCATCGGCTTATACTGATCCGTCAGCTACGGGCGGCATCGTCATGGGCGGAGAATCCACGTCCGAGATAGAACCAGACGAAAATCATCAAGTGGATGGAGCTTGCACAGGCGGCATTGTTTTCGGCGGGACGATTGACGAGCAATGGCAGGCGGAACCGAATAATCTGGTTGCCGTCAAGGGCGGAACCTATCGGATCAGCGGGGAACTCTACACCAAAACCGAAACGCTGTCCTATCCGGGCATCGGCTCTATCGCCGCCCTGGTCAACTGCGGGGAACCTCCGGCGACATCAGGGTATTATCGCTATGACCTGTTGAGCATCGACACTGCTGGGATCATCACGGTGACGGCGGGGACGGAGGCGACTACGCCGGTTATGCCTGCCACTCCGGACGGAGAGGTGAAATTGGATCATGTGCTCCGATATTATGGGCAGACCAATATCATTCAGGCGGACATTGGCAAAACATGGACAACGCCGCAAATCGTCAGCCTGACGGCCAC